CAGGACGGCTATTGGACGGTCCGCTCCAATCTGGTGAACGGCATGCCGCCGGCGGTTGGGACTTCAGCGGCGCTGAAGAAGGCGGCGTGATGTGGGCAACGCCCATGCGCCGTGATCTACGCGCTCATGATCTTCATCACCCTTGGAGACGGCCAGTTTGCGATGTCGCCGGTTGAGTACCACTTCACGGCAGATGCCTGCGGGCATGCGAGGGACGTGAGCGCGCCCGTGATCGAGCACCTCCGCGACGAAAACGGATGGCGCGAGGCGTACTTGAGGTGCATCCCGATCCCGCCTGCCGCCAACCTGCCGAGCGCGTAACAGTGGCTGCCAGGAAAAAGCCCCAGCGCAAGAACACCGTCGGTCGCATGCCGGACTACGACTACAAGAAGCCGCTCAATCCGCGTGAGCAGCGCTTCGTCGATTGCTATGTCGTCGACCCGCACGCCATCAGAGCGGCCGAGGCGGCCGGCTTCAAGCGCTCCTACTCGCAACACCTGATGCTCAAGCCGAACGTCGCAGCCGCCATCCGCCGGCGCCTGCAGGACGCAGCCGAGAAGGCCGATGTCGAAGCGAAGGACGTGATCCTCGAGCTGTCGCGCCTCGCCTTCGTGAACATGGCCGACTTCCTCGAAGAGGACGAAGCCACCGGCTTACCAAGGTTCAAGAAGATGACCGATCTCACCCGCCGTGAGATGGCCGCGGTGCATGAGATGACGATCGACACCGAGGTCGAGCTCGAGGATCCCATGACCGAACTGGCCGAGGGCAAGGAGCCGAGTGCCCGGCGCGTCACCCGCATCAAGTTCAAGCTGCACAACAAGCGCGACGCCCTCGTCGATCTCGGCCGCTACTTGAAGATGTTCGCCCCCGAACGCGATCCTGAAAGGGACAATGACCCTGGAGCTTTTGTCTTCACTCGCACCCTATCAGCCATTGATCGAGTCCTTGCGGAGGCTGTCGCCGCCGCAGCGCGCGGCAACGGTCAGGGATTTGTGCCGGAGCGACCTCTACTTCCTGTTGAGGTATTACCTCCGCAGGCCTGACATGGAGCACCCGTGGCTGTTCGACCGCTGCCGGGAGGTGCAGGCCGAGCCAGACAACCGCCTCGATCTTTGGGCGCGTGAGCATCGCAAGTCCTCGATCATCACCTTCGGCAAGACGATTCAGGACATCCTCGCCTCCCATGGCGATGAACCGAGCATCCCGAACGAACTGACCTTCGGGCTCTTCAGCTGCACGCGGCCGCGCGCCAAGGCCTTCCTCCGCCAGATCATGACGGAGTTCCAGACGAACGAGTATCTGAAGGCGACGTTCCCCGATGTGCTCTATGCCGATCCGAAGAACGAAGCTCCCAAATGGAGCGAGGACGACGGCATCACGGTCAAACGCAAGGGCAATCCCAAGGAGCAGACCATCGAGGCCTGGGGCCTGATGGATGGCCAGCCGACCGGTCCGCACTACTGGCGCCGCGTCTACGACGACACCGTGGTCAAGGCCTCGGTCTCCAACGCCGACATGATCGCCAAGACGACGGAAGCGTGGGAATTGTCGCTCGCTCTCGGCATCGAAGGGCAGCCCGCGCGCTACGTCGGCACGTTCTATTCGCTGTTCGACACCTATCACACGATGATCGAGCGCGGCATCCGACCGCGCATCTACCCCGCGACCAAGGACGGAAGCGACAACTGCGCGCCCGCGAACTGCGTGCTGATGTCGAGCGAGGTGCTGCTCAACAAGCTCAAGGAAATGGGCAGCTCGACGTTCCACACGCAGATGCTGCTCAACCCGAAGGGCGGGCTCAAGAGCGGCTTCGATCTCAACTGGCTCAAATGGTGGCCGGCCGAGCATACCGCGAACCTCTCGATCGCGATCATCGTGGATCCGGCCAGCAAGAAGAAGAAAACCTCCGACTTCACCTCGATCTGGGTCATTGGCTTAGGCGCCGACGAAAATTGGTACGTCATCGATCACCTGAAGGATCGGATGAACCTCTCGGAGCGCACCGCAGCGGTCTTCGCGCTTCACCGCAGATGGCGCGGCACCGTGTTCTACGAAGAGTACGGGATGCAGGCCGACATCGAGCACATCCAGTACGTCCAGAACCAGCAGAACTATCGCTTCACGATTACGCCCTTGGGCGGGCAGATCGCCAAGGAAGACCGCATCAAGCGCTTACAACCGCTGTTCGAGCAGGGTCGCATCTTCCTGCCCGAAGGCGGGCGCGTGCACACAAACCACGAAGGCCGGGCCGTCGACACGATCCAGGCCTTCATCAAGAGCGAGTACAGCGCGTTCCCGCTCGTCATTAACGACGACGGCTTGGACAGCCTCGCTCGTATCGAGGACGAGGACGTCAAGGCGAACGTGCAGGCGCCGAGCGCAACCGCCTCGAGCGGCCGAGCGAACGGCTCGCTGATGGCCGAGCTCGTCGCCCAGGCAAACCTTTCGACTTCACGCGGCCGATCCAAGTGGATGGGCAAATAGGAGATCGACATGGCACGCAAGGTCAAAGCCTCTGCATTAGCCGCTGTCGCAACAGACGGCGCGGACTTCCTGCATGGCAGCAACAAGCTTCTGTCGCCCGACGTTTTGGACGGCGGCTTGGGGGATGACATGCTCAAGAGCTACATCGGCGACGACGCGCTTATCGGCGGCGCTGGGGCCGACACGTTCATCTTCGATTGGTACGACTCCAACGCCGGGGCCGATTTCGGCGTCGATAGGATTGAGGATTTCAACGCCGCCGAGGGCGACAAAATCGACCTCTCGCACGCCACGCACTACAGCGAAGCCGATATGGCGGTCGCTGTTTCTCGTGCGGTGAACGCTTCCGATGTCACGCTGACTCCCGAAGCTGGTAGCGGCACGCACATTCACGTCGAGGTCGTCGCGGGCGATCCCACCTGGGACATCGATATCGTTGACGTTCTGGGCACTGTGACGCTGGCCGACTTCATCTTCGCCGCTTAGAGGAACGGACAAATGCAGTCAGGCTACCCAAAGCAAGGCTCCGGCGGCTTCTCTGCGCTGCCGCTGTCGGATTACGTCGACTGCAAGGCGCTCGCGGCCAACACGAACGAGGACATCACCGTCCCCGCCCGCGCGCACTTCGCGGTCTTCGGCGGCACGGTCGACTTCTATGCCAAGCGCGGCGGAACGGCGGCGGTCCCAACGGATATCGCCGATGGCTCGGGCTCGGTCCTCAATCCGTACATCGTCGCAGTCGAGCCCGGCGACATCATCGGACTGATCTCCGCTGCGACCTGTCTCGTCACGATCTCCTATTACGGCAAGGGGTAAGCAGACATGGAAGCGCCAGTTGCTCGCGTGGGCCGTGGAAGCGAAGACGCCGGCCGTCAATTGTTGGACACGGTTGCATCCGTCGCGGCCGATCCCGAGGGCTACAAGTCTCGTCTCGCGGATCTCGACGCCGCTCAGGCGAAGGCGCTCGAGCGTGAAACCGGTGCACGAAAAGCCGAGCGCGACGCCAACGATGCGCGCATGGCTCTGCAGGCCGAGCGCCAGGCGGTCGAATCCGCTCGCGAGCAGATGAACGAGCAGGCGGAGCGGACGCGCAATGACCTGGTCAAGGCTCGCGCAAAGCACGATGCCGTCTGTGCTCAAGAGCGCGCCGACCTGAAGCGCGAGGCTGACGAGCTTGCCGGCAAGATGGCGCAGACCGACGCGCTCAAGGCCGACCTCACCGCCAAGATCGAGATCCACACCAAGGCAACAGCCGAGCACGAAGCCGATCGGCGCAAACTGGCCGAGGGCAATGCAGAACTTGCCAAGCAGATGAAGGCGGCGGTCGAACGCGAAGCCGCTGCCTCCCGCGCGCTTGCTCGGGTTAAGGCCCTCGCGAGCGAATGACCTTCGCCATCTTCGGAAGGCGACCACAGATGACCGTTAACCCGAAGCTCGGCTTATTCGCCTGCGTGCTGCTTGGCGCATTCGCTACGGCACCCCCGCCTCCTATGAGCGGTCCTATCGAACTCTCGGTTAGCGCATCGGGGATTTTTGACCCCTCGTTAGCCGACACACCCGCGGGCGCGCGCGCATGGATGGCCTATTCAGCGGTTGATCCTTCGCCTCGGTGGCCAGCGAACACGCGAACCGTGACCACGAGGCTTGCATATTCGGGCGACAAAGGGGTCGCCTGGACTGACCAAGGCGTGGCCAATCCTCTGACCGAGACCAACGACGGGCGGTCATGGGTGAGCGAAGTTTCATCGCTCATCTACGATCCGACTGCCGCTGGCAATGCGCGCTGGAAACTGTTCTGGCATCACTACCTTCTCAACGGCGAGGAACGCCAGTTTCAGCACGGATGGCTCGGGTATAAGCGCGCCTCAACACCGGAAGGTTTGCGCACGGCAACCGAAGTCAAGCTGTTTGCCGGTTCGGCCTATGACGGCATCAACGACACTACGTCCGGGCCGACGCAGTCGCCGGTTGGCGGCGTTCCGCGTATTCGCATCCAGAATCTCGGGGCACCTGATTGCGTTGCGCTGAGCGAACCGGGTGCGATGGCGACTTCCAGCGGCATCTACATGGCGGTTGGGTGCTACGGGGCCAATCAGAGGATCATCCTGCTAAAGTGCGCCGCGCCATGTTCGATTGAGAATCCGGCGTCATGGCGGATTGTCGGAACGCTCAAGAGCGGCCCGTTCTCTGCCGCCAATCTGTTTCGACAAGGCACGTCTAGCTACCTCATCGTATCGCCTGTCGGGGATAGCCCATTTCCAGGGTCATACCAGGGCTGCCAAGTGTTCCGGTTTTTCTCGCTGGACGCGGGGGCTCTTGAACCGACAATCGTCAAGGAAATTCACGGAACGCCGGGCAGCTTCAATGGCGCTTGCGCTTATGCGCAGAACGTGACGGCAGCGGGATTCCTCTACAGCGAAATCAGATTTTCCAACCCAATCCTCTTCCAGATATTCAAGACTCAAGTAGGTCTGAATTAGGTGGCCGCCACCATCTCCGACCTCGCCAACGGCGTAAGCATCACGGACAACACGGTCTGCGCGACCGGAGCCACCGTCACGGCGGCGGTTGGGGATATGCTGGTCGTCGTGGCCGCGTCTGCAAACGCGGGCCTGAACGGCGCGGCGTCGCAGACGGGCGTGGTCGATAGCGACGGCGTCAACGTCTATACCCAGCGCGCAATTATCAATTACGATCCGGGCGCTGCCAGTGCGGGGGCGACGCTCGGTATCTACACCTGTAACGTGACGGCCGCGCTTAGTCTTGACACGATCACCGTCAACCACTCGGGCAACACCCCGGAAAAGGCGGTTCAGGTTTACAAGGTCGCCCCCGGCGCATCGGAAGTCGTCTCGTTCATCGCTGCGGATACGACCGGAATAACTGGGAATGCGACCGCCCATGCGGCGGCGCTCGTCTCGGTCACCATCGGCGACATCATCTTCGGCGGGGCCGCCATCGAGACCGATGATGCTGTCACCGGCGACACCGATACGGATAGCGGGAGTTGGTCTGCCGTCGTGACGCGCCTGGCGGACAACGGCGCGGACGCCGCTACAATGTCTTCGGCGTCTCAATATAAGACTGTCACCGCCACGGCGAATCAGACTTGGACTTGCACAACAGCGTCGGGCCGCGATAGCGCGCGGACCTATATCATAGTCCGTTCTGCCGTGCCGCCGACCTACGTCAAGCCGCGCCGCCACCATCACTACCATGGGATGATGGCAGCATGAGCCAAGTGTTAAGACAATCGACGCAGATCATTGTCCGCATCGGGCCGTTTGTGGACGTGACGGACGGCTTCACGCCGGAAACCGGCATTACGCTCGGGGCCGCCGACGAAGCGGAATTGCTCAAGGCCAACACCACAACCACGACGGATATTTCCGGCGCGACATTCGCAGCCATCACGGGGTGCGATGGCTGGTACGGGCTGACGTTGACGACATCGCTCACCGATACCGTTGGCCCGCTCGACGTGATGGTCAACGACGACAGCGTGTGCCTCCCGGTGTTCGCGCGCTTCCAGGTGATCGAGGAAGCCGCCTATGACGCCATGTACGCGGCCAGCGCCGATCCTAAAGCCGACATTAACGTCGGGAGCCTTGATGCAGATGTCATCAACGACAATGCAATTGCTGCCGATGCGGTATTGACGATTAGACACGCCACCTACGGAGTCGCCGATAGTGGCACGACCACGACATTCGTCGATGCAGCTCTTACACAAGCCGCCACCGACTATTGGAAGGGACTGTTAGTCCAATTCTATTCGGGAAACGCGGCGGGGCAATCCCGCCTGATTACTGCTTTTGATCCAGCGACGGACACAATTACGTTCACCCCGGCGGTTACGGGGGCCATTGGAACCGACACTTACGGCATCACGCCTTGGGCAGGGGCAGACCTTCGGCAGATTCTAGGGACTACGGTTTCGACGCCTGCCACGGCGGGGATACTCGATGTGAACGTGAAGAACATCGACAATGACGCAGCGAGCGCATCGGGCACGGTGACATTCCCGAACGCCACGCTGGCGAGCACGACCAACATCACGGCCGGCACGATCACGACGGCCACCAATGTCACGACCGTCAACGGCTTGGCCGCGAACGTCATTACCGCCGCGAGCATGGCCGCCGATGCTTCCGCTGAGATTGCAGACGCAGTCTGGGATGAAGATGCGACAGGGCATCAGACGCAGGGAACATTTGGGCAGGCCATCGGCGACCCCGTAGCCGATGCGAACACCATCTTTAAGGCCGTCGTCACCGATGCGACCGGGGCGACCGTTGGCGTAGATGTCGTCGCCGTGACGGCCGAGACGGCGTCGATCCAAACCGACACCAACGACATTCAGGCGCGGCTTCCCGCTGCGCTCACGGCTGATGGGAATATCAAGGCCGACACGCTTCGCGTCGGCGGTACGCTCCAGACGGCCGGAGACATCATCGGCGACACGAACGATATTCAGGCAAGACTCCCGGCTGCACTGACAGCCGGCGGCAACATGAAATCGGACATGCTCGCGCTGAACGGCGGAACGCAGTCGGCGGCGGACCTGAAGGACTTTGCCGACGATGGCTATGATCCGGCGACCAACAAGGTGCAGGGCGTCGTTCTGACGGATACGGTGACCACGTACACCGGCAACACGGTGCAAACGGGGGATAGTTTCGCGCGCCTTGGTGCCCCTGCTGGCGCGAGCGTTTCGGCTGACATAGCCGATGTAGAGGGCAAGGTTGACGACCTTGAGTCTCGCCTTGGCACGCCCTCTGACCTTGGTAGCGGCGCCACAGTTGCGGCGAACCTTGCCGACATCGAGGGGCAGACCGACAACCTGCCGGGCATCGAGACCAAGATCGACGCGATCCAGGCCAAAACCGACAACCTTCCGAGCGATCCGGCCGATCAATCGCTGATCATCGCGGCAACGACCGCCATCGTGGCGGACACCGAAGACATCCAGGCCCGCTTGCCTGCGGCGCTCCTCGGCGGCCGCATGGATAGCTCGGTTGGCGCAATGGCGAACGGCACGGTGACTGCGGCGGCCGTCGCCACGGGCGCCATCGATGCCGATGCGTTGGCGGCCGATGCGGCAAACGAGATCAGGGACGCCGTCTTCGCCCGCGCGTTCTCGGCGGCTTACGGCTCGCACACGTTCGACGAGCTCGTGAAGATGATCGCAGTCGCCTTGCTTGGAAAGGTCAGCGGAATGGACACCAACGCCCCTGTGTTCCGCAACATCGCGGACAATGCGGACGTGATCACGGCCACGACCGACGCCGACGGCAACCGCAGCGCCGTGACGCTGACGCCGTAGCATGTTCGGCCAATATTTCGGCAACCACTACTTCGGCGACACGTACTTTGGGCCCAGCGCAGGCGGCGCGCCACCGGCACCGGGCGGCAGTCGCAATCTTCCCATCGTGCTGCCCAACAGCATCGGCCGCATGACCGCGCAGCTCGGCGGCCTCATCACCTCGAAGTGCCGCCGCACGGATTTAGGTTCCTCTTAACCAAGGGAGTTAGTCTATGCCTACACTTGCAGAATTGAGAGCCGCATTCGGCAGCGCTTGGCATGTGAACGCAGAAGCGATCTACGCCCTCTTGGCCAGCGATGGTGCCGGCGTCGGCGCCGGCTCGTTCACCAATCTGACCTCGACCGGCAACACCGCGCTTGGCAACGCCATCACCGACACGATCGGCGTCTATGGCGTGACCCCCGTCGCACAGCGCGCCGCGACCGCCCAGGCCGCGTACACCGCCCAGACGATCACCGCGATTGCGACCACCGTGTTCAGCGCGGCCTATACCGGCATGTGGGCGTTCTCCTCGTCCACCGTGGCCAAGTCCTACCGGACGCAGATCAACAAGCTGATCGTCGATAGCGCGAAGCAATCGACGCTCCTGCTGCGCATCCGCGCCGACCTCGTCGCCATCGGCTGGATCAAGGGCGCGGCTTAGCGTCAGTGTCCAAGATCACCTATAGCCCGTGCCCGTATCCGCGGGCGCTGGGCGCGCGACACGTCCTCATCGCCACGCCGACCTACAACGGCGCGGTCAACGCCGCCTATCTCGCGTCGTTCGGGCCGAGCCTGCATGCGCTGAGAGACGCGGGCTTCGCCGTCGACCACATGACGGAGAGCTACAACTGCCACGTCGACGACACCCGCAACTCGATCCTGCGCGAGTTCATGATGCGCGAGCATCTGACCGACCTCGTCTTCATCGACGCGGACGTCGGTTGGGTTCCAGAGAACCTCGTCAAGCTCGTCGAGTACGACGCCGACGTGGTTGCCGGCGTCTATCCGAAGAAGGGCGATCAATCCTCCTGGCCGGTCTATTCGCTTCCTGGCGAGATCCGCGCGCGGGCTGACGGGCTTGTCGAAGTCGAAGGCGTGCCGGCGGGCTTCATGCGCATCCAGCGCCACGTCGTCGAAGCCCTGATGACGAAGTTCGCAGATCGCCGGTTCGAAGGGCAGAACCACCAACCCGGCACGATGCCTTACACCATCGTCTTCGAGCGCACGTTCGCCGACGGTCATCGCTGGTCGGGCGATTATTCGTTCTGCCGCGCTTGGCGCTCCCTCGGCGGCAATGTCTTCGTCTCGCCCGAGATGCAGTTCGGCCATACCGGCGAGATGGAATGGACGGGGTCGCTCGCCGACTTCTGGCGCGAACAGGCCGGCATCGATCATCCCCGCCTTCTGAAAGGCCTCGGCGCGATCTACAACGGCGACGCCTCGGCCGACGCCTTTGCCGATGCCTTCGCGGGCTGGGGCAATCATTTTGCCGCCACATCGCCGCTTCTCTACGCGGCCCATGAGGTTGTGCTGCAGGCCAAGGGGCCCGTGCTCGAGACCGGCTCAGGCTTGTCCACGCTCATCATGGGCATCGCGGCCATGAAATCCGGCGTGAGGGTGCACGCGCTCGAGCACGACCTCGATCACTTCAGGCGCACCGCAGGAGCGTTGAAGCGCTACGGCATCAGTTCCGTGACGCTCCACTACGCACCGCTGCGTCCCTACAAGGCGGGCTTCATCTGGTACGAAGTCCCCGACGATCTGCCCGCGTCCTTCGAGATCGTGCTCTGCGACGGGCCGCAACAGCGCTTCGGGCGCAAGGGCCTCTACGAGATGCTCAGCGAGCGCATCGAAGGCGCGCTCCTGATCGTCGATGACGCCTACTCCAAGACGCTCTCGGAGTTGGAGCCGTGGGCCGCCTCGCGCGGGCGCAAAGTGACGGTGCTTGGCGCCGATGGCGTGCACCGCAAGTTCGCCGTCTCGCCGCCCCCCGAAAAGCTGGCGGCCGAATAGCCCATGGCCTACGGCGCGATCCCGCAGAAGAGGTTGCCTAAGCAGGATCAACAATTGGTCCTGCTCCTGATCGACCGTTGGTGGCGGGCAAGCCAGGCGCACGCCAAATGGGCCGAGCCGGCCAAGGAGGCCGTCGACTTCCTCGAAGGCCGCCAGTGGACCCAAGAGGCGATGAGCGCCCTTGAGGGCCGCCCGGTTCTCACCATCAACAAGATCAGCCGCTTGATCAGGCTCCTGGTCGGCTTCTTCTCGAACAACCGGATCGATCTCTCCTTCCTCTCCGGCAGCGACGGCACGGGCTCCGATGCTGTCGCCGATACGCTGACGCAGATCGCGAAGCAGGCGAGCGAGATCACGCACCTTCCTTACGTCGACGTCGAAGTCTTCATGGACGGCATCGCGACGGGGCGCGGCTTCTACGACGACCGGATGGCCTTCGAGCGCAACGATTTCGGGGAACTGAAGTCACGCGCCACCGATCCGTTCGCGACCTACCTCGACCCCGACGGGCAGACCTACGATCTGAACGAGACGTGCGGCTACATCATCGAGTCGAAGATGGCGTGCCTGGACGAGATCGAATTCTGCTACGGCCAGGCGGTCCGGAAGGAAGTCGAGCCCTTCGCGAACGGACGCACCCCGATCGCGGCTTACGCGCCCTACCAGCCGACCGAAGAGATTTCGCCTATTCGGCGCTTCGGCAATACCGAGGACATCGGCTCGGAGTGGTGGGACAACATCTACAACCAGCTGGGCGGCTTTTACGATCCGCTGCGCAAATCGCTGCGCATCATGGATTTCCAGCATTGGGTGAAGAAGCCGGCCAAGGTCTTCATCGACCTTGAGACCGGCGACCGCTCCGAGATCCCCGACGATTGGGGGCAGGAGAGGGTCGCCAAGGTCATGTGGTGGGCCGAGCAGAACGCGGTCCCGCTCTACATCGATAGCCGCACCATCCGGAAACTGAGGTGGACGACGCTCATCGGCGACGTGATCGTTTACGATCAGTGGTCGCCCTATAAGACGTTCACCCAGACCGGCTACTTCCCGTATTTCCGCCGCGGTGTGACGCGGGGCGCGATCGAGGATTTGATCGACCCCCAGCGCGAGATCAACAAGCGCCGGTCCACCCGCATCGACACGCTCATGCGCGTCGCGCACTCGGGCTGGAAGTACCACGAGTCATCGCTCGACCCCGATCAGGAGCAAAAGCTCTTGAACCACGGCGGCGAGCCCGGCTTCGCGATGAAGTGGAAGGGCACGGTCGAGCCCAAGAAGATCGAGCCCTCGGCCACACCAGGGGGCTTGCGCGATGCCGAGAAGGACGCGACCGACGACATGAAGGAAGTCGCCGGCATCAACGACGCGGCCCTGGGCGAGCTCGACATCGGCCAATCGGGCAGGGCGATCGAGGCGCGGCAGCGTCAGACCGTCGTCGGTGTGCAGATTTACCTCACCAATTTCTCGCGCACGAAGGAACTGCAGGGCGTGAAGTGGCTGGAGATTTTCCAGAACCACTACACCGAGCAGCGCTTGCTCCGGATCATGGGCGAGAGCGGGCAGCAGCAGCAATTGATCATCAACCAGCGCGTCACCGATCCCGTGACGAACGCTTCGCGCATCATCAACGACCTGACCATCGGCCGTTACGAGATCGCGGTCGACGAGACGCCGCTCGCTGCGACCTTTGCATCCGCACAGTTCGAAGAGATGCTGATGATCTTGGAGAAGCTCGGGCCCATCGGCCAGGCGCTCGCCGGCATGCGCCCCGATCTCATCATCGACCTCTCGTCGCTCCCGCGCAAAGACGAATGGAAGGCGGCGCTCCTGCAAGCCGTTTCGAGCGTCAACGCCGTTCCCCAAGGACCGCAGGCGCCCGGGCCCCAGCCTCCCTCGGGCCCGCCGCCAGGGCAAGCAGCGATTCCTCCACCGCCCGCTGCGGCGCCTGCGGGCTTGCCGCCACCTCAACAAAACGTCGTTCCCATGAGGCAAGCCAGTGCATAGGCTCGATGACAACACGCTCGTAACGCCGTTTCTGTTGAAGCGGTTCCAGGCGGAAGCGGAGTTCGGCGGCGCCGACGGCGCGCACTTCGCCGTGCTGCAGCGCTCGAACAGCGACATCCTCGTGCACAACACGTGCGGACCGGAATG